GAACATAAATTCCATATTAGTCACTTTAGAAGTATCCCACCCACCAATCGGTTGATTGAATCTATAAGCATTATTGAACATACCACTCATATCAGTCACTTTAGAAGTATCCCATTCTCCAATGGGTTGATTAAAACTATTCGCATAGCCGAACATAAGTCTCATATTGGTTACACTTGAAACATCCCATTTACCAATGGGTTGATTGAAACGAGTGCACTTTCGAAACATTTCACTCATATCAGTTACTTTAGAAGTATCCCATCCTCCAATAGGGTGATTGAAACATTCTGCTCTGTGGAACATATCTGTCATCATAGTAACATTAGAAGTATTCCAATCACCAATATATTGATTGAAATTCTTAGTACCTTCAAATATATATCTCATATTGATGACATTAGAAGTATCCCATTCACCAATAGGTTGATTGAAACTTGACTCATTTAAATAATTAGCAAACATACCTTCCATATTAGTCACATTAGAAGTATTCCACCCACCAATTCTTTGATTAAATTCAGTAGCTGTACATAACATCCAACTCATATCAGTCACTTTAGAAGTATCCCATTTCCCAATAGATTGATTGAATTTTTTTGCTAAACGAAACATAGCATACATAGTAGTCACTTTAGAAGTATCCCATTCACCAATAGGTTGATTGAATTTTTCTGCTTCATAAAACATCGCATGCATATAAGTTACATTAGAAACATCCCATTTAGAAATATCTTCATTAAAATCAGATTTTTCAAATAAATTACTCATATCAGTAACCTCTGACGTGTTCCAATCTTCAATCTTACCATATTTTTTGATAATAGCGTTCCTTGTCTCACCACCTTCAAGGTAGTCTCTGACAGCAACACGAATTGTTTCGTCATCTAATGGCAAGAACTCAATATAAGGAACAATCTCGTAAAGTGTCACAAACTCGGGCACATACATCATTTCTTCAAGTAAATTTGTTGTGAAATAATATAAGGTTTCAAGGTCGTTTTTTCATCATTTTTGTAAAAAACCATACGGTTCTTTAAAATTTACTCGTGATACCAAGGGGCATTCTCAGGATTGAAATTTTTTGCTCTTAAGAACATAGATTTCATATTATTAACTTTAGAAGTATTCCATTTACCAATGGGTTGGTTAAACATATTAACATGACAGAACATACCTCTCATATTAGTTACATTTGAAGTATTCCATTCTCCAATTGGTTTATTGAAATTAAAAGCCTCACAGAACATAGCATACATAGTAGTCACTTTAGAAGTATCCCATTTCCCAATAGATTGATTGAAACTCTTTGCACGAAGAAACATAGCTTCCATATAACACACATTAGAAGTATCCCATTCACCAATAGGTTGATTGAATTTTTCTGCTTCATAAAACATCATATGCATATAAGTTACATTAGAAACATCCCATTTAGAAATATCTTCATTAAAATCAGATTTTTCAAATAAATTACTCATATCAGTAACCTCTGACGTGTTCCAATCTTCAATCTTACCATATTTTTTGATAATAGCGTTCCTTGTCTCACCACCTTCAAGGTAGTCTTTGACGGCAACACGAATACTTTCGTTGTCTAATACCAAGATAATAAAAGGGGTGATCTCGTAAAGTGCCACGAACTCGGGCACATAACTCATTTTTAAAGTAAATTTGTTGTGAAATCATATACAGTTTCAAGGTCGTTTTTTCATCATTTTTATAATATTCATTCTTCAAGAAAATTTAAGTTAAGATTATGCTATTATCTTTTTTTAAGAACTTGATTGTACTGGAGGATTCGTGAATACATAATTTCAAAGAATCCAAGTATCTGATAAGCTTTTACACGTCTTCTGAAAAAAATAAATACGTAATATAAAGATACTAAAGATACTATGGCAGACGATGATAGTGTATCATTAAATCCAAATGACATAGAAACATGGACTGAAAAGCACGAAGATGACATCATAAGATTGATACAAAAATCAAAGATTCATAAAGAATATCATCGTGAAGCAGGACAATATTGCAAAAAATGGGGACATATTTTAGAATTACCACCAATTTTATTTCCTATAATACTGGCACCTATATCTTCTACATTTGATTCATACAATTGGGTTGTATACATGAACATGAGTGGATTCATTATTTCAGGTTTGTTGGCTGCTATCGTTAAACATTTTAACTTTTCTGTTTTAGCCAAGGAACATATTGATATTTCAAGAAGTTATGTTGAATTAAAGGATACTTTAAGAAATGAATTGAATAAAAATGTAGCATTCCGCACACAAGTTTCTGAATTTACAAATAGTTCTTATAAACAATATCATAATCTAATGAACATTGCTCCATTTATAGATAAACATATAATTAAGAAGGTGAAGGATAAGAATGAGGATAAAAAAGAATACAATAAAGAGATTGATGATATGGTTACTGCAGAAAAGCAACAGGACAATTATGGCTCAGTAGATAATTGTTAATCTTCGTATTCAACATCAAGAACCTTTCCTAGCATCACAAGAGAATTCGAGTCCATGACAGCAATGCGTCCTAGTCCAGGTGTTTTGTCATATGGCTCAAGGAAGAATGGTTTAGATGGCTCAAATACCACTTCGGCATTCTCTCCGCGTTCAAGAGACTCCGGCTTTTCGAGCTTAGTTCCACCAGTCTTCTTACCCATCTTCCAATTGATCTCTGTCATCTTACAAGAACACTTTGCGGTCCGAACGTGAATAATAGGACAGAAACCAGGTTTTAGCTTACCCGGATGATCCTGAACGGAAACCATTGCTGTAAACTTCTTAACCGGCTTACAAATTCCATCCGTAGTCTTGTAGATTACATCACCAGCCTTTGGCATATTATCCTTTACAAGACCCTTGATGGACATTCCGATGTTATCACCGGGCAAGCATTCTGTGAACTTCTTATGATGCATTTCCATCGAAAACATCTTACATCCCGTGATATTGTTGGGTGCAAATGAAAGAGGATCATCAACCTTGGCAACACCCTGTTCAATGCGACCGGTAATAATCGCACCTACACCCTTGATGTTATAAACACCAGATACAGGGATACGAAGAGGTGCTTCAATATTACGCTTGGGTGGGGTCACGAACTTCTCTAGAGCATCAAGAAGTGTTACGCCCTTGATCTGAGTTGTAGGGTTAATATTCGCAGTCCATCCATCATACCAAGGCATCTTGTCGGTAGGCTCTGTGAGATTATCGCCATTGAATCCAGAATAAGGAATGAAAGGAATTTTCTTGGGTTTCATTCCACACTGCTGAAGCATGGCACTCATCTCCTTCTTAATCTCGTCGAAACGTGTCTGGGACCAATCGCAAGAGTCCATCTTGTTAATACCGACAATTACTTTTTCGATACCAAGAAGAGCGAGTAGGCGAGCATGCTGACGCGTCTGCCCTTCGACTTCACCCGTAGCACGGTCTCCCTTGGCAATTGCAGCCTCAAAGCCACCCTTTTCAGCGGGAATGAGGATGAGAGCAGCATCAGCCTGGCCAGCTCCAGAAATCATGTTCTTCACATAATCGCGATGACCGGGGGCATCTACAATAGAATAATGATAAGAATCTGTGTAAAACTCCTTCGTGTTACAGTTAACAGTTACACCACGCTCACGCTCTTCCTTGTTAGTATCCATATAATACGCGAATGCGAAACTAGATTTTCCATTAGCATCAGCCTTCTCCTGGAGTTTAGCCATGTCACGAGCATTGATACCGCCAAGTTTGAAAATAAGATGACCGGTTGTGGTAGACTTGCCCGCATCGATATGACCTGTAACAACGAGAGAAATATGCTGCTTTTCACGAGAATCCGCCATAATTTATAATTCGATTCTATTCAATAATACTGACGACTCTATTCACTTTCTCAAACCATTTTCTTTTTTTTTGATTTAGAATTATGAAAAACTCCTAAAACCTTCAAAAATCTTCAAACTATAAGCTTTGACTTTATTTCATATAAACATAATCGTCTAAATATATCTTACATATGAAGATTTATATATAGTATCTATAATGTTTGACCTCAAAAGTCAAAAGGGACTACGAAGATGTTTAGTAAAATCCGAAAAGTCTTCAAAAGAATATATGATCATGACTGGTAACAAACCCTTTATTTTTCAATTGAATGATGTGTCAATAACGAGATCTGAGAAAACATGGTTTCTTTTCAATACTTCAAACAATGATTTGCTGAATCTTATGAAGAAATTGAAAGTGACGAAGAAGAATTCGTTCTTCGGGTATTTCAATGAATCGTGTGAATTTTATAATCTGAACAAAAATAAAAGTGATCCCATCATTAAAAGATACGAAGTAGTTGACATCATTGCTTTTCTAAAGCTCGAAGAAGAGCAAATTATAGATGAAAAGGAATTCAATGTAAAATTCGAGGTTTTACAGTTGAAAAAACACGAAATCGATAATGCTTTTGATTTTAGACCCTCCACTGAAAATCAGAAAGTGCAAGGAACAAACGAAGATTTGCCTGAAAAGTATCAAAAGATGTTGAAAATGGGGATACCAATGGACGCCATCAAACAAAAAATGGCAATGGATAACTTGAATCAAAGGCCAAAAGCCGAATTATTAAGAGGGATTTCTTTGAAAAAGACCGAACAAATCAAACAGAAACCAAAAGACGAGAAACAATTCGGCGTGTCTTTGTTGCAAATTCAATCTATTTTGAAACGTTTGAAACCGGTAAATTAGACAACTAGACAACTATTTCAATAGAAAGATCAATTTGCGCTTTCGGGTTGAAGATCTTGATGTAGTGATCACGTCCTTTGTTTGTTACTAACAAATCAGTGTTATTGAAAGCACTGAGTACTGTTTGATCTACTTCAATTAAACTGTTTCCAGAAGAATCACTGCCTATTGAAGTGATTGTGTACGTGTCTTGCATTGTCAAATCAAGTGTAGTATAATCTATATTTCCAGAAGGATCAAGTGGAGGTGACGAGCTCAATGGATTAATAAACACACGATCTCCCACAAAAGAATTCGTTTCATCCATGATCGAAACGTTTTCGATAATATTTGTTTTTTCTTGGTGTAACTTAGGCAAATTTGCGAAGTTGACTGTATTTTTCACATTATAGTTTGTTGAAACGGTCGCTTTTTTATCTTTGAAACTTGAAAAAAAATAACTTGTTTCTACACGAATATGACTCATATTCTTCGTTAATGGTGTTTCAAATTTGAAAGATTTATCCATCACTCTTTTACCAACTTTGATTATGTTATCAACCATTTCCACTTCGATATCATCCAAAAACAATTTGGAAGAAACGGTTAGAATTCCAGTTGTTACTGATTTTCCAAATGAAAGAAAACAATCAAGTCGATTATCTTCCGTAAGGGATAAGGAGACATTATTGCATGATACTTTGTTCATCCCATCTTTTTTAGGGACATCACAATCCAAGTGATGGATGGTAATTGTTTCAGATTCCTTAAAATCTATGACATTATCGTTGGTTTCAATGATTATATTTTCTGAATTCGAATTTGCGTCACTAATAAAGACTGAACTTATATTCACTAAACAAATTTCTTCAAGTTCGCTAACAAACAGAGTATCAATAACCATATTTTGTTTGAATGTGAATTCTGATGAACACAGAATCGATTTCAAAGCACAAATCAAAAAATTTGTATAAGCATTCACAGCATTACCATTCAACTTGAATGAACCTTCAAGAAAATCCATATCAAAGTGTTTATTCAAATAGATAATTCTAGATTCTGTGTCCAACTTACCGAAAGTTGTCAAACTATCTTCGTATTCCTTTATTTCTATTGGAAGGAGACATTCCTGTTCCTTATCTACATTGAATTCGAAAATTACATTTCTCAGTATTTTACGAGTTGTCGCTATGTTTTGTATCAGTAATTCATTGTTTCCTTCATAACATATCTTTGTCATAGATCCTAACTCGCGATTACGAATTTTTGTATTATCGTTGGAAGGTATAATCACGGAACGACGTTCTTTCAACTCCTCCTGCGTGAACGCTTTTTCAAAGATATTATAACCCGCATATTTGTTCAACTCGAGATCTTTATGAAGAACAAGTGCCGATTTCGAAAACATATCAAAGGATCTTAGTTGTTCTTCTATATAATTATGATTCGTTAAGGAAACGATCGCTTTGTCAATAGATTTTGAATACTTCATCATATTGACCTTGTAATGTTCACAGACTTTCAGGATAGTTACAGCAATACTTTCGCTATTTGTAAACAAGAATTCTTCGTCTTCAATCATACTTTGTGATAACATCAGCGAAACTTTCGAAGGGTTTACCAATTCACGAGTCATATGTTCCAGTAAAAAATGTATTACTTTTAGTGTGCTTACAATTTGATATGATAAATACGCCATGTGGATATCGTTTTCTTGAATATAATCTGAAAATGCATCAACTAGGCCAAATTTGGTCTCGAAATTCATTATATGATTTCTAACATTCTTCATGGTTAAGACGTATTCGCGCTCTTTGAATATTATGTAATCCGTCAAAACGGATGTAATAGGTGTTATATTTATATCGTTCATTGTATATGGAAACACCAATGATTTCATTTTCAACTCGAATTTCTCGTATATGGACGTATCAATACCTCCAGACGCAGTTGCAATGAGAAATTCGTGTGTTCCAAAATCGATTGTTGTTTTACCGTTAATAGTGTTTGATGAATTTACAAGTTCCCCATCAAATGTTCTTAGAATCACATGGGAATTATCAATATATCCATCAATGACCGAGACAACGTGCGGAATATTGTCAACATTTACAACTATTTTTGTTCCTAGTTCGAAAATCAGTTCATCTCCCACTGCAAACATTGATGGCATGTTTGGTGTCACTAGCTCAAGATGACTCGAATTATTGATTTGGGCATAGAAAATGGTTGCATAGTCTTTCAAAACAGTTGCCTTTGGAAAACTAATTTCAAATGTAAGCGTCTGTAAATTATATGAATCAAAATATAATGGATGTCGAGTTTCAAAGATATAATGGTCGGTATGTTCTTTTGAGTAAGCACAAAATGTTATAGCATTTCCATTCGGCAAGTAAGTATTTGAAAAACCAGACAACTCATCGAAATGAAGGTATAAAAAACTAGGATTCACTGATAACATAGTTTTCGGAACTTCGATGCGAATTTTGCCGATCTCTTTGACATCAGAGAAACGCTTTTGAACCAATATTCCCGTCTCATTTTTGTAGTCTTTCATGAAATGACCTATGATTTCTCCCGAATGTCGGTTTGGATTATACGGCTCATATGATATTCCTTCAAAAGTAAAACCGTTAACATTATCCCCCGATATATTTGCGTTACTATTCAAGTGCACCGGAATCCTCTCGGACTGTCCAGAGTTAGCGTCAAACTTAACACGAAAATTTGATACAGTTTCATGCGTGAGATTACGATGTAATGTATTCAAGACTATATTGAATGTTTTTTTGTTTGTATGAAAGTTTATGAATTTTTCGTCAATCTTTTTTTCATCTTCGTAATTTTTAAAATAGTCTTCTGTGATATTCATCTCATTAAGTATATATATATTTAATAATTCACGAAATCTTCACGCAATCTAAGAATCACGTACAACTTCTTATAATCCAACGTGAATTTGATCTACATGGACATTCGCATGTATATACCTTGAACGGTGAAACTGTTTCTGTTTCGTCGACAACATCATCAATCGACGAAGGGCGATTGATTGCATGTCTAGGACAGCAAGCACATTTCGAAAGCATTTTGACAAAATATCCCGGATCTTCAATTTCGGATCTATAAGCATGCTCAATATAGTCACCGAGGTTATCGATGTGTCTCAATCGACTTTTAATTCCCTCTATTTTGACCAGATTTAAGCTTGGAGCGAAGTCTTTGCGATGAGATACGTTGAATTCATAAATAATAATCAAAAGATCAGCCGACAAGCAATCTAAATAAGACATTAGTATCACTCACCAACACTCACCATCACTCACCAACACTCACTCACCGACACTCACCGATACTCACCGACACTCACCGACACTCACCGACACTCACCAACACTCACCAACTCTAGCTACTATTATGATTTCATGAATCATTTTTCAAAATCATATAAGGTTATACACTATAATCCTTTCAAAATAATATAAAAACATATTTATCAACAAGACTATGAGAAAGGCTAGATATGAATACTTTCATAGGCTCTGTTAAGCTAATCTGTAACAAATGTGATGGAAATGATCGTATAAAGTGGGATGAATACTTTGCTTCAATGGCGCTTCTTGCATCGTCAAGATCTCCTTGTGAAAGACTTCATGTCGGTTGCGTGATTGTAAAAGATAATCGTGTTCTTTCGATGGGATATAATGGTTTTTTTAGTGGTGCTCCTCATATTTCCATTATTCGTGATGGACACGAACAAGCAACTATACATGCAGAACAAAATGCAATCGCTCACGCGGCAAAACAAGGAATCTCTTTGAACGATTCTATTGCTTACATTACTCATTTTCCGTGCGTTAATTGCTTCAAAATCCTCATTTCTGCAGGAATCAAAAAGGTCTACTACATAGATGATTATCGTAACGATCCAACTAATATTGAACTTTCACAATTGTCTAAAGTGAGCATAGAAAAACTTGAAATATAAAGATAAAATGGTTTATAATATGAGTTAATATGAGATAATATGATAGTTATATGATAGCTAAATGAGAATATGATTGTCAAGTTTATTAAAGATTTCGTGGTCAAAAAGCTTAATTCTCCGGAATATTACACTCATCATCTCGGAAGATGGAGGCGAACATCTCAAGATTTTAATAATCTAACTGCGAATTACGATCATTGCGGTGATGAATCTTGTAATATCGAGAATATGAAAAAGTCACAAGAAATTTCTCAAAAAACTCTCAAGAAGTTGAAGTTTGTGATTGATAAAAAGTGAGGCTTTCACGCTGATGACCCATGTTGGAGATTTGATAACTTTAGTGTAAGAAACATGGTATTTAGTGTATTCATCATTTTTATTTCTACGATCACACTCCTATCAGCGACTCATGTTTTCTACATGTCGTCATTTTGAAGTGTGTTTTTTTTCAGTTTTTTTTTCTTTTCTATATATTATAAGCAAACAAAATGGGTGGTGGTTTAATGCAGCTCGTAGCCTATGGCGCCCAGGATATCTACCTTACCGGCAATCCTCAGATCACTTTCTTCAAGGTGGTTTACAGACGCCACACTAATTTCTCGATGGAGTCCATCGAGCAGACCTTCAACGGCTCTGCCGATTTCGGCAAGCGCGTAACATGCACCATCTCCCGTAATGGTGATCTTCTTTCGCGTGTTTACCTTCAGGTCACCATCCCCCAGGTTGATGCCACCGCGTCTGGTGCTTCCTTCCGCTGGCTCAACTACCTCGGCCACAATCTTATCAAGTACGCCGAGGTCGAGATTGGCGGCCAGCGCATTGACAAGCACTACGGTGACTGGATGCACATCTGGAACGAGCTCACCCAGACTGAGGGCAAGAAGGTTGGCTACCAGAACATGATTGGTAACGTCCCCACCCTCACCCAGGTTGTCACCGAGGGTCTCGTCCCCGAGCTTGATCTCTACATTCCCCTCGAGTTCTGGTTCTGCCGTAACCCCGGACTCGCCCTCCCCCTCATCGCTCTCCAGTACCACGAGGTCAAGATCAACCTCGAGTTCCGTGCTGCTTCGGATTGCTACTACTCCGCCGGCACCGTCGCGACCCCCTCGTTCGAGGCCGCCTCGCTTTACGCGGACTACATCTTCCTCGACACCGACGAGCGCCGCCGCTTCGCCCAGGTCTCCCACGAATACCTCATCGAGCAGGTTCAGTTCACCGGCGACGAGTCCGTTTCCTCGGTCTCCAACAAGATCAAGCTCAACTTCAATCACCCCTGCAAGGAACTTGTCTGGGTTGTCCAGAGAGACTCGCACGTCGACACCTCCGCCATGGCTTCCAACTTTGGCAAACAGTGGTTCAATTACACTGATGCCGTCGACACCACCTGGGCCACTGGCACCCCCTCCTCCCCCTACGGCGACTTCTCGGCCACCGTCCGTTCCGATGCGTCCGGTGCCGTCGCCTCCAAGACTTTCCCTAACTCGAACACCAGCCTTACCACCGGTAACTTCGTTGGTATTTCGGGTGTCGACACTGGCTTCAATCCCGTCTTCTCCGCTAAGCTCCAGCTTAACGGTCATGATCGTTTCTCGGAGCGCATGGGCCGCTACTTCAATCTTGTCCAGCCCTACCAGCACCACACCAACATCCCTGCCACAGGCATCAATGTCTACTCCTTCGGCCTCAAGCCCGAGGAGCACCAGCCCTCTGGCACATGCAACATGTCCCGTATCGATAACGCGACCCTCCAGCTCACCCTCACCGCGGCGACCGTCGCGTCGTCGGTCGACGCCAAGGTCCGTGTCTACGCGACAAATTACAATGTCCTCCGTATCATGTCGGGCATGGGCGGGCTTGCATATTCAAATTAAGCGGGAAAACGTTTCCCCTTAAAAAATAAGCAATCAAAAATTCAAAAAGTAAAAAAAAACATTCTAAGTTGATATGCGAATATCCACTTAATCTACTTATGTAGATTAATAGTAAACCGTGTTCAATGTAAGAATAATTCAATTAGATTAAGTTCATTCACAATAAAAAACGTAAAAATGATTTGAGTTCTAATATGAGTATCGATATACTTGTATAGTCTAAAATATGATGAATACAGAATACGGAGTAATTGAATTGAACGAGTGGTTTCCACTTTACGTTCATAACAACAAGTTCAACAATGGTAAAAACACCAAAGTTGAAAATTATAAAATTAAATTTCTCGACGACGACACAGGTTGTCAAATTTCTGGACCGCTATCAGATCATCTTTTTGTTAGTAATGGGTACGTTTCCGTAAGTGTTAGTGCGAATGTGAATACACACTTCTCAATCACTCATTGTATGTTAGCCTCAGCATTTCCAAATGTTGAGCCAAAATATTCAGTTGATCATATAAGTGAGGTTCATACGAATAATCGACTTTCTAATTTACAGTGGATGTCACTATCTGATAATTCACGAAAAGGTCAAGCTGCTACTGTTAAAAAAACGAATGAATATGGTGGTCGCAATGGAAAATGGATTATAATGTATCGTTGTTTTAAGGATAAAGAAGATGTCTATATTGGAATGTTTCGCAGCATTGATAATGCGTCTAAAACAATTATTCGTAATTGGGAAAAATTCAAGGCAAATGAAACTGATGAAGAACCAAAAGTAAAAACTATATCTTGTAAAATTCGTCGTTCTTTGGGAGAAAACAATCAATTCCCATACGAATGTCGATTTGAAGATATTGAATTCGAAGATATGGAAGGTGAAATTTGGAAATCGGTCCCTCATTATTTATATCCAGACCAAGATGAAGCAATATATGAAGCATCTTCAAGATCCCGTTTCCGTGGTCCTTATGGATTACAATATCCAATACTTATTCGTGATACAAAATATAAACAAGTGTCTATGATAAAGAAACATCTTCTTCATCGTGTAATATATCAAACATTTAAAGGAAAAATTCCCGAAAATTATGATGTAACGCACGATGATACTGCTCCATTGGAAAGCGATGGCTCTTATCGCAATTGGTTGGAGGATCTTAGTATTGCTATTCGTTCTGATAATATGAAAGAACATCACGAAAATAAAGGAACTAAATCAAAAATGGAAGACAAGGGAAATCTCACAGATACATCATTTGATGTTGTAGATGAGATTATCAAAGAACTTCCATTGAGATACATTCCAATAAATGAAGATGATGATTACATTGATAAGCTGATGAAGAATATACCAACTGGTCTTCAATATTATAAAGCCAGAGGAAATCGTGGTTCAAAGTTTGTGATTAGTCGTAAAATTACCCCAGAAGGAAAATCCGATATTAGTTCTTCTGGTTCATTTCGGTGTAGTGATCGTGAAAAGTTTATTGAAATATTTCCTAAATATATGGGATATTTAAAAATAGCACATTTTGACAGATACAATGAAATCTTGACTGCATATGGACTTGAAGATAAATACTGAATCAAAATTCGCAATACATATGTCTTTTCACAATTTTCCGTGATTTTCAGCGATTTTTTGTAGAATTTCAATATCATAAATGCGGCATGCCTCGGCTAAAAGACGTAGTTCGAATATCATATTGCCATCACACAAAGGCATGAAGATGTCGTTGATGTTGTCGCTTCCTATCCCAACTTTAACACCGTGATTTGCAAATATATCAATGGGTGCGATTGAATTCGAAATATGCCCTACATCATCCCGGTATTGTTTCATTGAAATCGCAGCACTGGGACATACGATGACCCCGACATCATTCATATAAAGTCTTTCAGCGATATCGTATATTTCTATTGGAGGTTTCTTTGAAACGCTAACACAGTGAACGGCATTGGCTTTACCCTGATACTCATACATCTCAACAAAATCTATGAAATTACTTGTTTCATCCTCATATGGAGTGTTGAGTTGATCGAGGTGTGCTTCAACTGGCAAACCGAGTTTTTTAGCAATAGTGAATGCGATGTCTAGATGAAGATCCGATTCTATACCATCGATTGATGGGAGGCATCCTACAAAATCTGCGGATTCACATGCTTTTTCATACAAAGCAACATTTTCACTTGTTGAAAGTCCTTCGAGTGGTTGAACTCCAATCTCAATCTTGAAGTTGTGTGTGTTGTGTTTTTTTTTCAATATCTTTGCTTGATTCCAACACATCAAACCCACAGTTTGATCAACGTCTATAAAGGAACGAACAAGGTTTACACCTTGATTCTTCATTGATAATATGGTAGATTCCATTCTATTTTGAATGCATGTTTCCGTATAGTTCCGTTTGATATCTCTCATCAACACCCATTTTTCTTGCATGTGAACATTGGATTGCCTCAGTATATTGCCATTTATAACATTAGATTTATCTAAATGACAGTGCAAATTTTTGAACTTAAAATTATTGAATAGACGATTCATATTTAAGATAGAAAACAAAAAAAACTTTGAAAAAGATATGTAAAAAATTAAAATGGGTTAGAAAAACACTCAAAATTATACTAATATACCAAACAAAACCAAAACAGTCATGATTTGTCATAAAGTAAATTTATTGAAAGAGAAAGTTCCAGAAGTTATTTCTGAATTGATACAATCATATTACCTCAATTCACGCATATTACAACGCGAACTAACAGAAAAAAAGGAATATATTGACTCCAAGCGTATTGTCAAAATGATGCGTAAAGATCTTCAAGAATCTCTATTTAACCGATATGGTTCTTACGTGAGTATCATGCGTGCCTATAAAAGACACGCTCAAGGAGAGAAGACAATGCCAATCGGCAAATTTGTAGTTCTTCGAAGCTTAATGGTGTGATAAATAAAATAAAAAGACGCTAAGGTTTTTTTTGTCAACAAAACAAAACAAAACAAAACAAAACAAAAAACAAAACAAAACACAAAACAAAACAAAAACCACTCTTGAAATGATAAATGAAAAGACACATTTTAAAATATACTGCAATTCCATTAAATTATGGCTTCCTGAAAAGTATCAGGTTATTTTTTTATCAAAAGATGAGGAAGAAAGTAAAATGAAAAAATGTATTGAACACTTCAAAACATTTACCCTCGATGTCATCAATCTGAGAAACAAGAAAGTTACACAAATTTGCGGAATGACAAGACATGGTTATTTCATCATCAATGGCCAATCTTATATATGGCCTTTCAAAGAGATTTCAATTGAAAATATGATATACAAGAATTCGAAACATGTCGAGTGTTGGACATCGTTGATCAACAAACCTTGGACAATGTATTCGGGCAGATTGCGACTGTTTGTGAATAAGAACATCTTATGTGTAGAACAAAAGTATGGTGACATGAAATTCTCTTTAAAAAAATATCTTGAACTTCTTGGAATCGATGATGCGATTCTGTTCAAACATTTCGAAAGTAATGATTCTTTCAAAATTCTCTTCAAAGAATTGAAAGATGAAAAAGATGTGAAGAATTTCTCATCCACGTTTTTACAACATTTAGAGGATCCCGACGACAAGATGCATTATTTGTGTATGATGATTGACACACTACTTTCAGATGAAGACGATACTGATGTCAACGATATTTCAAACAAAAGAATCATATCTACAGAATTTTTCATTGGAAGTATTTGTGAAATGATTGACAACCCGAAGATTATGAACATAATGATAAAGCGCATTCATTCAAACGGCCAATATGTGGATCGGAAGAATTATTTTGAATACATGTCACATGCTACGAGAGTGATTCGAGGATCTACAAATCATTCTTGTAACTATGAAAAGCGCGAAATTCACAATAGTCATTTTGGTGTATATTGTCCGTATCGTTCTACAGAAGGAGAATCAATCGGATTGACCTCGGATCTAGTTTCAGGCGTAAAGATATTGGAATTTGAAATCGACAATTTTGAAAATATCGAAAATCATAAAAACAAAATTTTCAATGGACAGGTTCGTCATTATCATATGAAACAACAAAACAATATATGGGTTTATTCGAATGGTGGACGGGTCATTCCAACATCAAAATTTGAACACGGATTCACGGCAAAACAGATTGTATTCAAAAGGCATCTTCCACCGATACGTATTTCATATGCGACAACACATGTCAGACAATCAGTCAGAATCGCGTATCCTCAAATGCCAATTGTTCAGTCAAATAATACAGACGCGTGTATCATGAATGGCCAGAACGTATTTGTAGCAGTTTCGAGCTATTTTGGATTGAATATTGAAGATGCAATTGTGATTAACGCTGATTTTATTTCATCTGGCGGATTTCACACTTTACATACAAAGAATTTCAAACTGAATAAGAAATCTAAAGAACGATTTGAAATGATTCCTTCTAATTATGATATTGTGAAAAGACATGATATTTCACTAAAGAAAATAGATGAAAATGATAAATCAATATTGATTCGCAATGAAATGTCGTCAAGTATTAGAATAACTCATATCAATTCAACTAGAAATGAAATTCGGTGGAAGCAAACACACATTCATTCCGCAACAATAGGTGATAAACTATCAACTCGGTCTGGACAAAAGGGTGTGATTGGATGTGTAGTGAAGTCGTGTGATTTACCCTATAATCGATATGGAGAAAAGCCAGACATCATCATCAATCCCGCGCATTTACCGTCACGGATGACAATCTCCCAGCTTTTGGAATCATTCTTTGGGAAAAAGGCTATCATAGCAGGAACTCTTGTTCGAGATATTGATACAGTTGTTTTTGACTTTCATAACAATCAAGGGAAAGAGTATTTCTGGTGTGGAAAAACAGGAATGCAAATAGACAATAAGATTTTCTTTGGGTCTGTATTTTATATGGCACTGAATCATTTTTCACATAAGAAATGTAGAGCGCGAAGCAAAGGATTTTATGATGAATTGACTGGTCAACCATTAAAATGTTCGAGAAACGGTGCATTACGAATAGGAGAAATGGAACGCGACTCGATTATTGCTCGAAATTGCAATGATATATTGAATGAAAGATTTTCTTATGATACTATGAAAATATCCGTGTGTCAATCTTGTGGCTGGCTAGAACCCAATTTCAAATGCTGTGAACATTCTTCAATTATTCGTGTTTCTATGTCTCAAACGACACGTTTAATGTTGTATGAATTATACGCACTGGATATCTTTCCAAAACTATCTATAACACTCTAAAAAATGACCTTTTTCTCGAAATCAGCAAGATCGAACAAATCGCCACCTAAGTCCGCACCAGATATATTCGTAGTGTCAGGATCGACTACAACTTTTCTACAAGAATTAGATAGTTTTTTCTCAACCACGTTTAAGTCCTCATCTTCATTTTCACCATTGACGTAATTCTCAAAACCTTCACCTCCTTTCAGAGCTCTACATGTTTTGAGTTGTTTCTTGATTTCTGTTTTGCGTTCACGACTCGCATTTTTCCTCTCGGATGTTAATTCGTCTATTTTGTTTTGGATCTGCGTTTTGGTCATGCCTGCACATATATCATCGTCGCTGCCGCCGGTGTTGCCGCCGCCGCCGCCGCCACCGCCGCCGCTGCCGTCGCCGCCACCGCCGCCGCCACCTCTTTGCAGATCTCTACATATTATGATTTGTCTCTCTAATTCTTCTTTGTCTTCACCTGTCGCAGTTTTAGCCTCGATCTTTAATTTTTTCTTTATTTTCTTGAGCTTCTTTTTGGTCATGCCTTCTTCACATATATCATCGTCGCTGCTGTCGCCGCTGCTGTCGCCGCCGTCGCCGCCGGTGTTGTTGCCGCCGCCGCCACCTCTTTGCAGATCTCTACATATTTTGATTTGTCTCTTGACTTCTTCTTTGTCTTCACCTGTCGCAGTTTTAGCCTCGGCCCTTAATTTTTTCTTTATTTTCTTGAGCTTCTTTTTGGTCATGCCTTCTTCACATATATCATCGTCGCTGCCGCCGGTGTTGCCGCCGGTGTTGCCGCCGGTGTTGCCGCCGGTGTTGCCGCCGGTGTTGCCGCCGGTGTTGCCGCCGGTGTTGCCGCCGGTGTTGTTGCCGCCGGTGTTGCCGCCGGTGTTGCCGCCGCCGGACTCTCCATCATCAAAATCCACATCATCCGCATTCGTGAATTGGAACTTCTTCTTTACGACTCTGCCATCATCATCATCGACGTATTTCAATACTCCACCAGATGGAATGAGTAAATCTTCTCTTACCTTACCAGCATAAATAAGAGAAAATATATTGAAAAATACAACAAATCCTGAAAGAATGGCAGTCTTCTTGCTGTATTTTCCAAGAATGGGAACCATCTTTTTGATGGAAGCATGATTAACTGCTAGAGCAACGACAATCAGGGCTGTCCCAAAGAGAATACCTGATGGGCTCGAATAGAAATTCAATAGTCTATCGTTCGAGTTATCAGATTTTACAACTAGTGTTACATATATTACAGATACAATGACAAGTACTCCAACTAGCATTTGATCATCACTCAAGTTCTTAAGTGTTTTGGTCGTATTTTTTAATGCTTTGATCTTCATTTATATAATAGTAATATATTTTATTTCTATGATATTGACCTTTTGACTACATATGCGTTTTTTTATATATATACTGCTGTGCGACTTTTCTTAATATAGTATCCGCCGCCTACGAGCGCAGCTAGCGAACCAATGACAATAGAAGCCATAAGAAATACGTTGGTATCATCCTCATCATCCTCGTCATCTTCATCTTCGTCATCTTCATCTTCGTCATCTTCATCTTCATCGACAGGTTCAGGCTCAGGTTCGGGCTCAGGCTCGGGCTCAGGCTCGGGCTCGGGCTCGGGTTCGGGTTCGGGCATAGGCTCTTCTGACGACCCATATTTTTCTTTGAATATCTTTTCATAACTATTCTTCATTAATTTCATGACCTCTTGTTTGTCGACGATTTTGCCATATTTCTTGCGATCATCTTTTTGAAGAAGTTTAATATCACCATTACGTTTTAATTCCCATATAGGCTTATCTTCGGAATCTTTTATCCTTAATTTATTATTTTTAGTAGAAAAATTTCGTTCAGTACAGTTCTGATTTACAATATCTATTATTTGATTTGTCCCACATAAATCGTAGGGGTTTAAATCGGATTCTGTTTTTACGTATCTAGGAGGACAAGCAACTGCCGTGCATATTTTGTGCCCAGTTTCTGCTTCTGTTGAACATGAATTACACCAGTTCCTATCAATTCTATAGACTGCTGGGGGGGTCTTAACAGTCAAACCTTCCTTTTCAGAACGATTTGCTAACAGGGTAATAGCAACCGCAACTAAGACAAATGCAACGAATAGGAGTCCCGTCTGTCTAGACATTATAATGTTTAGCATATCATTGTAAGCTGACATATGTTGTATTTATAATTATGACATATAAAAAATCTAGAATCTAGTATTGCGTGTACACATAATATCCACCACCCATCAATATCACGGAACCAACTAAAATACCAACGATTAGCATTGTGTTATCTTCAGAATCAGACCCGTTATTATCCGACGAAGATGATGATGGATCTTCCTTAGAAGGTTCCGATGGCATCGTGCATTTCAAGCCACCACTGTCTCCTTTTACACCCGATATGAACTTGCATTTATTACTACGCCAATCGCATTGATAAGCTCCACCCTTTTCCGGATTATTTTTATAGGAATTGCTGCAAGAATCTTGACCTCTGACACCACCCTCCGAAGTCGTGCCACATAGGTTCACGAGAGTTCCAGCACATTCTGAAACAAGATTCTCACGAGAAATCGGTCCCCTTCCAAACACAACGGCTACAACCACAATTACACATACAGCAGCCAGAATATAAATACATTTGTCACTCTTCGATATTTTTGTTTTTGCCATCTATAATTATACATATATAATTTTTTCAGAATGTCAGAATGTCAGAATGTCAGAATGTATGAAGAAAGATTTTCTGCGTTTATAATAAGTATACGCAAAATCGAATCATGGATGGAAGGAAAATAGATCGGTCTATGGAAAATCCGATAGATAATATTTTGATAGACATATCATATCACGTTGGACAAGCAATAAAGCATATTCCATACATGTCACCAAATGTCATAACATCGTTGTCGCTTATAGTTTCTTTGTATGCTGTATACAAAATATTCAATGGATTTTACATGATTGGGGGAATCCTTTTTTTCTTTGGATACTTTTTAGATTGTTTAGACGGTAATTTTGCGAGATCAAACAATATGGTGACAGATTTTGGAGATTATTACGACCATATATCAGACTCAGTGACGAGTATTGCTCTAATCACTGTAATACTTGTGCTGAAAATCAAAGTGAAGACGAAAGCTTTGTTCTTATGCTTTGGATTAATTCTTTCTTTTTTATCGTGTGTTCAACTAGATTGTCAAGAAAAGAATTCCGTAGCTCAGAAATCTGATACTTTGAGTTTTTTATGTGGTGGTATGTGTTCAAACAAAAATTATATATACAAATCTAGGTATTTAGGATCAGGAACGGGCAATTTGATGATATCCTTGTTCATTATTAATATTGATTTCATCAACAAAATACTATAGGGTTTAGTATCATATTTCTTTGTTTTGTATTTGCTTTGTCAATTACTACGTTCGGATGAACGTTTTGGTTAAAAATATTTACTATATATAACAAATACATCATGTACGAAATTGTAACCGTCGCCACTCATAATGAAGGCAAATTGGACGAATTGATCAATAATGAGTTAAACATCCCAGTAACAGTTCTAGGAATGGGTAAACAGTGGACAGGATTCAGAATGAAATACGAATTGATGTATGAACATATACAATCAATGGATGAAAACAAAATCATCATCTTTTTAGATGGATTTGACAGTAATATTGTAGGACATCCTTCTAACGCTATTCAAATATTCAAAGAAAAGAACTACAAAGTGCTGTTTTCAAAAGAATGGATCCCCAATAGTCTGACAAATATGATAAAGGCACAGTGTTTTACACATTGTGAACGAGACTATATGCTTAATTCTGGAATGTACATGGGCTATGTAAAATATTTGAAACCATTTTTAAAATATAACTTGTCAAAAACGTGTAAAGATGACCAAAGAACTGCGAATCAGTCATGTAAACACTTTGGTTTTATATCTGTTGATACAAAATCCATAATATTTCAAAACATTCCACCTGTAGGTAGAGAGAATCAAAATGTAAATCAAAACGTTGTATTTGTATCATATCCGGGAAAAGTTACAGGTCAAAGGATATATCGCTCTGCATTCGAATACGGTCAATTCTTTCTAAAAGTCCTGATGTTGCTCTATATCATTCTAATCACATTGTCCGTTTACAAGAAGTGTTATACTGCGATCATTGTTGTCACGATTGTTTTCTTACTCTACTTTTTCAAGATAGACAGAAGTTGTATGTAAACGTTTGTCTCGCAATTTTCAAGCAATATCAAACTTAACTGAAAGATTTACTATCTTATTACTTTCAGTCTTTTGATGATTTTTACAACCAAATATGTGATAAGTATGAGAACGATTATATTCAACAAAAGCATAAACTTATTAAAATTATCATATTTTTTATGGATGTTTTCTTCTTTATCAAGTCCTAACAAAGATAATATTACTATCCATGCTTTAATTATAAAGGTTGGAACATAATTTAGACACTTTCCCCAATTGCTCCTGTTCTCTGTTTCTGAAAAGATTTGCGCATAAATATTTTTATGGTATCCATAGCATTCACTTGGATAAGACGTTAACATATCAAAATCATGTGAAATATTTGAACAATTTCTGAATTTATTTCTTAAATTCTCTCTACCATTTTTCGAATATATCATGGCATGTGTTCCCATCTTGACTAATAATTTCCTATGAGTTAGTGATACCGGATTTACAATAAATTGAACCGAACCTAGAGAATACGAATCGGTGTTCTTCTTTCTTAAGAAATCAGTCACATTATCTATATCTTTTTTTGCTATATCATTATTAAAAATGAAATCATCTTCTAATATTAAGATGTTACGCATGTCTTTGGAAATATCAAAAATATGCATCACTGCGTGAGTCAGATCCTCATCGCTCCTATCGACTTCTCCACAATGATAACTTTTAGCACATTTCTTATATCCTTTGTTATAAACGATTATGACTTGTGATGTAGGCTGATGTTTCTTTAACTCATTACGTATATGGGCATGTCTTTCTATTGAATCTTCCATTGTTATGATATAAGTGACATCTACGGATTCATCAAATAATCCTTGCTTATAATTCAAAGTTTCATAAGTATAACAATTATTCATTACATTATACACATATATTTTTTCAACACTTGTGCTTCTCTGTATACGGCTTTAACTGTTTTCTTTGCGAGTTCAATGTCATCGGGCGCAAACGGCCATAAAACGGTCTATCGTGAACTCCCAAAAGACACCACGCAACCCCTGTATACCCTCCACTGTCGAAACCATCAAGAGAGTACTTGTCATTGAGATAATTTGATATGTCCATTGCCCTTTGTTTTGACGCATTCCACACGCCGATTTGTTTACACCAAAACATACGCATATATCCGTGCATGATTCCGGTATTTTTCCATTCACACATTGATGAATTCCAAAGATCATCATCTGTTTTGGCATCTTCAAGCTCTTGTAAAGAATAACGTGTAGTATACCTCTCTTTCTTTATCAACTCTTGCATCCAATTCCAACCACTACTTGTCTTCTCATAATCCTTCTTGAAATTCACAAAATTGTCAGAAACTTCACGTCGAATCCATAATTCATCCATATAAATTTTGACATTGTCATTCTTGCGAAGCTTGTTTACCTTATATATGAGATCTTGAGCACTCAGCACACCCCAATTCACGTAAGTAGACATCTTTGAAAGTACATCATTCGTCGGATCGTTCCGACTCTCAGAATAGGCTTTCAACTTTTTTTCCGCAAATAGTTTGAATTTGCCATATCCTTCTGCATAAGTCATTTTGAGGTCTATTATAGAAACGTCCTTATGTAAGTCGAAATATCTTTCGCTCAAATTCAAAACAGACTTCATCGCAAATTTTTGTCTAAAATTGGTGTAATTTGGAATCTTTGTTAAATACTGCGTTTGTAGTTTTTGAGCCTTCAGTCTAAACGTATGCGCGGAATACTCTGGCTTGTCCGACACAACCCAAGCCGGAATGACATTATGTGCATCAGTTTGAATCATCTTAACAGTTGAATTTTTCATCAAATCGTTATCGAATGCTTTGAAATTCTTGATTGGTTTGAAATCTGTAAGGAGCACCACAGAATCTTTCAAAACATTTTTCATTGCATCATGAGGGGAAGAACCACGAAGAACTTGTATGGAAATATTGAATTTCGCAAGTTCACCGGCAAAATTTGTAATGACATTTTTAAAGAGATGGTGATGCCTTTGATTCGGGAAAAACGGAGCGTATTTCGAAGGATGCTTTCCATCTCTTAAAGTATTTGGAACAAATACAAACACAGCGATAGGTTTGTTGTGTTTTTTCGACAATTGGATCGCATTGTAAAAACACCAATTGTTCTTGAACCTGTAATCTCGTTTTATAAGGACTGAAATAAATTTTCCATTTTCATTGATGGGTTTTGTGTTGAGCTCTCGGCAACGTTCGAGATCCATTATTATATGATGTATATAAAAATCTAAAAATCTCTACAGTTTCTAGTTTAGTTTCTAGCAATTCATATAAAATTCATATAAAATTCATATAAAGATAAAGATCTATATATCTAAAAATGAAGACTCTTTTGGTCGTCGAATCGAAGGGGAAAATCGATAAAATCAAGAAATTAACAGGCTGTGATGTAACCGCATCCTTAGGCCACTTGAAAACTCTTTCTCCCACGTTGAAGTGGTTCGACGTCTCTGCTTTAAAGCCGGAGTACATCACAATTAGAGACAAATCAAAAGTCATAAAAAATCTCAAGGAAAAGGCAAAGAAATACGATAAAATCATCGTTGCGTCCGATAACGACCGCGAGGGAGAAATGATCGGATTGAACATTTGTGAGATTCTCAATCTTGATCCATCTAAAACAGACCGAATAATATTCAATGAAATTACAGAGAAGGCATTGAAAAAGGCTATAGAAAACCCTAGCAAAATTGATATGAATATCGTGAATGCACAAAAAGCCAGGGCCGTTCTTGATTTGGTTTATGGTTTTACTATTTCTCCAATCGTATCAAAATTCATAGGAACATTCGGACTGTCTGCAGGAAGAGTTCAGTCACCTGCTTTATTAGAGATTTACAAGCGGCAAAAAATGCAAGATGAAGATCTTGGAAAATCCTTAAAGATTTTAGCAGATATTGATAATTTTACAGCAACATTGAAGAGCAACTTTACAGAGAAGAATCTTGAGAAATGGCTGAAAACTATCCATAAGTTCAAAGTGATTTCAAGAGAAACAAAAGAAAGGCAAGAAAATCCACCACCTCCCTTTTCGACATCATCGCTTCAGCAATCAGCCTATAATACATTAGGAATGACTCCAAAAAACACAATGTCAATCGCACAGAAACTCTACGAACAAGGTCTCATTACTTACATGAGAACGGATAGCGTATTCTTATCAAATTCTTTTCTAAGTCAAGCAAAAAGTCACATCTCTGAAAAATATGGAGAAAATTATTCAAAAACTCGCCAATTTTCAAATAAAGGTAAGTCACAGAACGCACACGAAGCCATTCGTCCAACGAATCTATCTAGGGTTCCAAGCTCGGCCCCGCTCCTAAAGCTATACAATTTGATAGTCAATCGAACTCTAGCTTCACAAATGTCTCCTCATAAATTCGATGAAGAAATTACGAGACTCAAAACCAATGATGATTTATGGGAAATTTCGACGAAACACACAACCTTCGACGGATTCAAAATATTGTCAAATTCGATTTACAACGATAAAAAGTTCAATGCACCCATCAACGATGACTTAGACTTTAAGGAAGTTTCTATTGAAGAATACGTCAAAGATACGAAGCCTCCTTATAATCTGTCGACAGCGGTAAAAATGATGGAGGTGGAGGGTATTGGAAGACCTTCAACATATGCTTCAATTTTAGACAAACTGCAGGATCGGATGTATTTGTCAATTGAAACAAATGAAACAAAAATCATAGAGAATCGCAAAATTGTGTTACAAGACTCACAGGTTTCTTCTTCAAAAACAATACAGAAAAAAGGAGGTCAGAAAAACTGTTTGATTTTGACAGAACTCGGTAAGAAAGTTACAGACTTTTTCGAGTCGAATCTAAAACAAACAACATCGTCAAAATTAACAGCAGATTTGGAAGAGAATCTTGATTTGGTGGCAGATGGAGACTTGGATTGGGAAAAAGTAATTAAAGACTTCCACACAAACATGACTCATGAAACAAGTTCTATAAAAATCGAAAAGAATGATTCGGTCAATTATATCAAATTATTCCACGATGAAAGCCAGGTAAAAATAGGTCTTGTGAAGACTCGCTATGGATTGTGTCTTCGAAGAGATTCAAATGGCGAAACAAAATTTCAGTCGATCCCAACAAAAATGACAAAAGGTTTGACGACAAAAGACGCTTTAAATCTTATGAAGTTTCCCAAAAAACTTGGAACCTACGAAATAAAGGTGTCCAAGTATGGTTACTATGTGTCGTCAGACGGAAAAACTGTAAATTTTGACAAAGAACCAACAACCTCAGAAGAAATTCGACAGAAACTTGAGGAAACTTCAAGTAAAATTGTCAAGGAATTCGACGAAACTTGGTCTATTCGTAACGGCACACGTGGTATGTACATTATGAAGAAGCAAGGTAAGGGAAAACCAACGTTTTTTCCAATGAAAAATAAAACAGTTGAAGAGATAGATCTGGCTTACTTGAAAAGTCTGTAAGTTTCTTGACTTTGAGTGTTTCAATTTAAATTTTTGGGAAAATTGGAAAAAAAAACCACCAAAACCAGTGGGAAAATCGTTAGATTTAATTGATAGGAATGTTAATGATGCGTCCATTTGCGTTAAAATCACAAGACGATCCGGTTCCTGCATAATACTCATCAACGTTTCCAATGGAAACGATAGGAACAGTGCTCATGTACGCAAACTCATCATTATGCGTTCGCACCTTCATGCAAACTCCATCATTGTCAATGTCATCTTCACTCTCGTGTAACTTGTAAAGGTGCACACGGCATGTATTGTTGATATCCGGGACAGCGTTAGCGTAGCAACGCTCACCAGTCTCGAAATGCAAAATGCGCTCTCCAAAAACATTGGGGTCAAACATGTTTGACGTTTTATGTTACATATATATTTTTAAGGTCTTTTTTCAACCACTTTTCATAATATACATGAAAAAATGTAAAATGACTTTCGAAACGTCTCAAACCTGAATCACACTTGGATCACAATATAATATATATACTATACACACTGTAAGATGGCATTCGTTTTAGATATAACGGATCAACGAAAATATGTTTGGATTCTTGACAATGTTAGCATATATTTGGTCATTTGTAAAGACGACAATAGTTTTGCGCCGAATCAATCGGTAATACTAAAAGATAAGTTCAATCTTACACATGATGAAACGATCGACCTTCCTTCATACATTAAGAACAGTGCATGTTTTAAGGGAATAATTGAGAAATCCTGTGTAATTGGTGGATTGTATGATAAAGATTTTACATTGATTCCCGGAAAGTTAATGTTATCCTCAAAAATTACGTATGGTAAAACGAATAAGGGCCTGAAGAAATATCAATTTAGACCATGTGATAATCGATTTCCAAAAATGAAAGTCGCTTCTAAATTGATATCGAATAAAGATGCATATGTTACTGTTGAATTCGACAACAACTTGAACGCTAGTTTAGTCGAGAAGATTTGTGACGTTGATGACATGGAACAATATGAGCGTGTTTTGATGTTCAAAAACATTCCAAGAACGAGGAACAAGCTTTTTAAGAAGTTTCGCAATTATGAATACACATCTAGGGAAATTCATGATGAAGATTGGAGAAAGCACAGGACATTTTCTATAGATCCACAAGGATGCAAGGATGTTGACGACGCTGTTTCCATAAAATCAGGAGAGTTGGCGATTCACATTTCAACACCGACCAAACTCATCGATGGTGATCTACAGGGATATGTGAAAAAAACAGTCACTTCGTTTTATGGAAATACGGATGCGCTTCATCTTCTTCCAGACAAACTAATTGAATGTGCTTCTCTAAACGAAAAGACTGAAAGATATGTTCTCTCTATTGTCTTTTCAAAAGCAAAGAATACAAGACTTGTTCGTTCCATAATCAAAGTTGATAAAAACTATACATATGAAAACGCTTTGAATACAGCTGATTTCGTGAAACTTGTCAAAGCTTACGAAGATATTTTCGGTGAAGTTGTAGTAGATTCTCACGAAATTATTGAAAAACTGATGGTTCATGCAAACTCTCATGTTGCAGAATATCTCGTTGACAAGCTGAATGGAGATGCTTTGATTAGAAAGACTTTTGATGATGGTTCCGTTAATTATTATCATTATCATGAAGGTGAGAGTAACAATCATAGGGGTTTAAATGTTGAACTATATACACATTTTACGTCACCTTTGCGTCGATTTGCGGATCAAATTGTCCATCGTGCGCTGTTCAATATTTTGGAGAAAAAACCTAAAATCAATTTAGAATTAGAAGATATTTTGAACCTAAATCAGTCTAAATTGAAAGAAAAGCTATTATATTCAAAGCTTGATGTGATTGATTTGATTCGTAAAGAGAATATTAGTTTGAAAGGTAGATTGTTGTATATATGCGATGGATACGCTCGTATAGAAAGTGATAATCTGAGAGCTTCAATTCCAATTGTTAGTAGAAAGATTGATGATCTCATTAAAATTTACAAATCTGACGAAGCATATGAAATATTGATAGAAGATCATTCGTTTTACCTTAACGTTGATGACGAAGTTGATATAAGCATATCATACGATAAACTTAGAGGAATTGAGGGTATATCTTACGAATGGATTTCACCTAACTTTTGTTTGATTTAAAGACATATAAAGATATAACATTTTACAAGTTCAGTAACAATGTCTTTTCTTATCGGTTCAAGTGTAAAAATTATCAACAATGAAGGTCTGAAACTTTATATCAATGATGAAGAAGTCTCTAATACAGATTCATTTTTTGTGAAGAAAAATGTTTTTGGCATAATAGAAGAATATGACGCCGAAAATGATACATACAAAATTTCAAATCTTGAAAAGCATCAGAAGAATGATGTTTTTGAATTATCGAATACTAAAATCAATAAGAAATTTCATATTTTATCCAGTGCGAATTGTATCGAAGCAAACGAAACTATTCGCTTTAAAGTTCCATACTTCATGATCCTCGTTTCTTTACTACAGTCAGGTATCTTCACGTATTTTATTGTTCAGAGAAACAAAGAAGATAAACTAACAACCTACCCCGCATGCCCGAATGAACTATTCTACAGCGTATTTACAGAGGAGTGCAAAGACAACCGCAAAAATATTTACATGATGTTCTCATATCAATTATGTCATGCGGGTATCGCTCATTTGGCCGGAAATGTGTTTCTACAACTAATCTTTGGCACTCCGATCGAACTGATGTTTGGAAGTCTCAAAACGTTCATTCTCTACAATTCTGGTGTGGTAGGTGGATCCATATTTTGTTTTCTGTTTAATCCTTATACTCGTGTGCTAGGTGCTTCTGCCGGAGTTTACTCGCTATTCGGAATCCACGTTGCACATCTAATACTAAACTGGGACGATATTAAGGACTCTTATGTTAAACGTTGGGAAAGAATCTTCATATTGTCTGGCTTCCTTTGTATTGAAATTATGGCTTCAACGTTCAACGATTCAAATACGTCTCATGTTGCACATTTGGGTGGTTCAGTAGTTGGTATATTCAGTGGTATAATTATTCTCGATAATTTTAAACAATTATACTGGGAACGAGTATTGATAATCACAACCAAATGCTTGTCGGCTTTCATCTTCGGAGCTTTCTTTTTTTACTATTCTTTTATTCCTTTGAACTATTCGAGATGTTAGAAGCGATAGTGTTCTTGCACAATTTTTATATATGTATATATAAATGATTTCGGTGGAAAATATATGTACACTTGGAATAACAATTCTTGCCTTAATTGTTCTGTTACATGCGATATCTTATGTTACTGTTACTACATATCTTTGCAATACTGAATTTATTAATAGTGGTAAATGTCCTGACGACAAGACTTTTGATACTATACGCTATGCTTCGTTATGTTATGTGGTGCTAATACCTATACTTGCAATCTATGGATTTGTGATGAAGACCCCCATTCCATTAATTGTTGCTGTCCTTATTTGGATTATCGGTGTGATTTCTTTACAGGTGTCAGATCCAAAGATGCAGTATGTTGTTGGGTTTGATAACACTAATCAGTCAACTTCCGTTTCATATTCATCATTAGACCCAGTAAAGGTTTTCAGAGATGCCAAAACAATTATCAGAAATGTCGAAACGATCGATATAGGTAAGTATCTCATTCAAAGTTTTTAGTCATAGTCATATGCATAATGCCCAAAAACCAAAAAAAAGAAACATGTCTATCTTGAAGACATGTTCAGTTCAGCTCCAATTGAATTGATAAAATATAATGAACTAGAATATAGGAATCACGTTGAATCACGTTGAATTACGTTCGTATAATCTTTAGTTGGTGTAAAGAGAAGCATTGTACTTCTCCATATCAGCAGAGTAGCGCTCCTTGTCTTCCTCAGACTGCTTCTCATATTCACTCTTGTCTTCAAGAACCTTCCAATCTTCAGCAAGCTTCTTTACAATAGTTGCAAATTTCACGTCCTTGCCGCCAAGGGACTCCTTGACGGACTCACGGTGCTTCTGGCAGTAAAACATGTAAGCGGACTTTACTTTCTTTGGAGAATTCTTGTCTTTGAACTTCTTAATACGAATGGAATCATCCACGAGAAGACCAACGAGACGCTCTGCCTCTTCAGGCTTTCCGAGCTCTTCACATACTTTCTCAATGAGAGAAATGGATGAATTGCGGGTAGTCTCTAGAATCGTGCGCATTGTGTTGTAATAAGCGAGGTGAGCCATGTTTGATATTATATCTTATGCTTGATATGATGTTATGTCTTTATACCTCGAACAACAGCCATTTTTTCTTTTAATAAGAGTAAACCTACTTTTTCTCAACTTCTTTGCGGTAACTCTCTCCGTAAATGATGAGTAATAATAGTAAAACTGGCGGTACTAAAAACATATAAACAGCTAACATGTCCATATTCGAAAATATTTTTACAGCAATCATAAAAGCAGCAGCGATGAAAAGAGCATATGGCCAAGGGATAAGATCTTCCATTTGTCGTTATATAATATACACATATAAAAAAATATATGTATATATTATAACATGTCGAAAAGATCTTTTACCCTCGTGAGTGTCAAAGGTAAATCTGATAAAATTTCGGAGAACCGTTTCGTTTCTTCCAATCCTTCTGGAGCTGCTAGAAAGATGTTCACTCGTCTTTGTAGAGACAAATCGATAAAAGGTGTCTGTTCCTTCGAGATCTCTCTCAAGGAAACTACTCAAGGTTCTTCCGATAAAGTATTTAAGTATGAACTCAAGCGTATTAAGCTCGACAAACCTATCATCCTTAAAAGGGGTGATGCTAAAATCAAGATCGAATACAAGACTGAATTAAAAGCAAAGAAGTAAAAAGCATATAAAAACATCTTATTAACTAATTGTAATATTCATGAGTGAAGAAATATATAGAAAATGGGTAAAAGCAATAGAAACGACTGCCAAGCCACATCCGTGTGCTTTGTACGAATCGTCTATAATGCAATCTGTTCAAACAGATATTGTTAATAATTTAACGATTAATCATACACTCGAAAATTATGAAGAATACATTTCTGATGCTCAATTCGAATCTATTTCAATGTGTGTAAATTCATTGGAGAATATAAACTCTATCACGACAAAATCACGTGGCTTCTTTTTAGGAGATGGAACTGGTGTTGGTAAAACGCGTATTTTAGCAGGAGCTATGACAGAACTTTATTTGAGAAATTCGAACCGCTTTAGAGTTTTATGGGTCACTCCAAATAAGACACTTATAGAAAATGCGAAACGTGAGTGCACAATCGTCAGCAATCTTGGGAATTCCATTCCTAACTTTTTAGATGATTTCGAAGAAAATGACGGTATATACATGACTACGTACAACACTCTATCAAATAACGTTGAAGAACTCAAAGCTTGGTTGAATCAGACTCCTAATTCGTTGGTTATATTTGACGAAGCACATCTGTTGAAAAACGCAAATACAAAAATGTCAGAAGCATCTCTAATCATTCAGAGATCATCACCAGATTTGAGAGTCATTTATTCAACTGCAACAGCAGCATCAAAAGTAAAGGAACTACATTACATGGAAAAACTTGGACTATGGGAGAATGATCATAAAACATTCTGTAAAAAACTTGAAAAGTATGGAACACAGGCAGTTATATTTATTGCACTTCAACTTAAATATAACGGAAAGATTTGCGCTCGTAATCTCGGTTTTGATGGAATCAAAATAGACGTAAGCAAATACATTTTGTCGAAGGAAGACCGCAAGTTTCACGACACGATTGTAAAAAGAATTAAGCAGAAGAGTAGCTCTTTGCAGGGCGTTGATTACCTAAACTTTTTCAATTACTTCTTGACATCTTTCAAATTGAAACATACAATCAAATTGATAGAAGACTCTATTCTGGAAGGTGAGTCTGTAATAGTCAGCCTAAACTTCACAGGTGATTCGGCAACAAAGAAAGGATTTTCATCAAATGTGGTTGAATTGCTAAACAGATACGACATTCGCACAGATGGTTTCGAATTCAAATCCAATCCAATCGACTATCTTATTGAATATTTTGGTTCAGATCAAGTAGCGGAAGTTTCTGGAAGAACACATCGATGCAAGTTTGATAATGGTGTCATGACAAAGATCAAAAATTCACCGGTGAAGACTGAGATAAAACGATTTACAGAAGACGTAAAGCCGATTGCTATAATTACAAGAGCTGGATCTGCAGGCATATCTCTCAATGGAAAACGAAATCGCCATCATATAATACTTGAACTTCCCAAAAGTGCGGACGTGTTGACACAGCAGTTTGGACGCGCATATAGAGCAAACAGTTCAATTCCACGTTACACAATTGTGACTACAGATATCCCAAGTGAACTTCGATTTATAAATGGAATTCAGAAGAAATTGGAAAGTCTCGGTGCGATTTCTAAAGGCGACTCAAAAACGGGAATGTTAAATAACACGAAAATTGGATGTGATTCAATATCTAATTACGCATACAGTCAATTCAATCTCGATTTCCAACTACAATTTGCTATGAATTGGATGAATGCCAATAATGATAACCTGGAAGAATATTGTTTGAATAATATGGTTCAAGGATTTGATGAGTTCGATTCTTATTTAAGATATCACGCAGCATACTTTTTCACGAACCTCCTGGCATCGGTCAATCAATTTGTATTTCGAACAGAATTATATTCTGATTTTGATCACATTCGCGATAACACAAATTGGGTATTAACAAGGTACACACGATGGAATGCAAGAAATTGGAGATATTCGTGGAATAGTTTCACACGAAGATTCGAACAACCATACGAGAAAGTGATTTTGGTTTATCGGGCTATTTTCCAAGGAATCAAAAAGTATATACCTAAATTTGAAGATAAGTTCTCGGACGCCAAAAATTGGAATCCAGTAAATCACAAGGATCATACAAAAACAACAAAATGCATCGTAACAACTCTTGTGCTTTGTTCTCAGAAGTATGAATGTAGAGAGACTCTCGGTAGAATTCCGATGGATTTGTTTGGTGAAATTGTCGATTTCATATTACCGCAGAATAAAATTAGAGATATTCCACAAGAAACACTTTTTTCGAACTTTTCACCTGCACTGCTATATAACGTCAAACTGAACGATTTTTTGAATAAAACATTCATCATGAATATCGAGTGTCAACGTGCTATTTCGGACACTTTAACAGACAACGTTGTTTCTACGAGAGATGTAGAGAGAAAAAGGAATCAAATCAAAACGATTCAATCTTACATTTTGAAAGGTAAAACTGACTATTATGCAAATATTGTTAAAACTCATGAAAATGTAAATGAAATCGTTTTACACTGTAAAATTGAATCGAAATTTTCAATATCAGATTATACTGACTTTTTTCATGAACTTGTGTCATCAAATAGATTCATTAGCTTTGTGAATCATACAGATAACAAGAATAAAATATGTATGTTAGCGAAATCGGATAAGTATTACTATGAACTCTATGAACTTTGTAATAAGAAACCTATAAGGACCTTTATGAGAATGCAATGGGAGAACAAAAGAGAGTTTTATGAGGTTGTAGATAATTATGATTGGATCTTTAACACGACAGAACGTTACGAACATAAGATGAAAATATGTGATATTTCGTATCATCTTCATTTCACAATCAATGATGCAATCAAGCTATGGAATTCTTCTACCGGAATCGTCTTAAAAATCTCGAACGTTACAGATTGTAGAGACTTCATCGGCCTTTTGATGCGCGTAACACGTGAATTTCATTCCGCATTAGAATTTTAATGTTTGCTTATAGTAATGAATTCGAAACTGCAAACGATTGGTCTGTTACTGGTTATATCTATAATTTTTGCCTTTTGTTTCCAATCTACAAAGGATATCAATATCTCTGCACCGAAGCAAACAGATTCGAAAAAGAAAATCAAAAACAAAGATAATGTGATCGTGTCTGCGGATCGGAAAACTGTTTTCCTTGATCTGGAACAATCCGATTTCAATGTCGGGGACAAGTATGGCCGTGTTATCATTGAATTGTTTGATGATGTCGTGCCCAAGACAGCTGAGAATTTCTATCAACTTTGCAAAAAGAATAGGTACGCAGGCGTACCGTTCCATCGAGTAATAACGAATTTCATGGTTCAAGGAGGAGACATAGATAATCACGACGGAAGTGGAGGAAAGTCCATCTATGGAGAAAGCTTTCCAGATGAGAACTTTCTCATGAAACATACGGAAGCCGGCCTTGTTTCTATGGCGAATTCCGGCCCAGATACAAATGGAAGTCAGTTCTTTTTTACTCTCGCTCCCCAACCTCATCTCAATAACAAACATGTCGTTTTTGGAAGAGTTACTCAAGGTATGCAATATATCAACGATATAGGTAATATACCAACCGATATGAGTGATCGACCGTTACAAGATGTTATCATAAAACGAGCCGGAATAATGAATTAAAAATATATTAGTCTTATACATATATATTTTTAATCCGTTCCAAAATCAGGTTCATCATCAATCATCGAACCGTGTTGGTTGACACCTTGTGGAAAAGAAACAGATTGAGGCATAACAGGTTGCATATTTTCTCTAGCAAGTCTAGCAGCTTCTCTTTCATCCGAACGATCACCACCTTTCTTAACTTTACGTTTAATTTTTTTAAGGGTTTTCGACTTTTTAGTCTTTTTTGAAGTTTTCTTCTTCTGTTTTCTTGTAAGTCGTTTAATGACAGATTTGCTTGTGTCCGAAATAGTTTTGAGGATCGAAATAGTTTTTTTCTTCAACTTCATATTATATAATATACATATAAAAAAAAAATATATTAGACATACGTACGTGTTGAAGAATAATGGACCGTATTCCATCAGAAGTTCTGAGCGAAGAGATCTTTCAGTTCTGTCAGCTTGACAAAGAAAACACGCGATTGAGAGCAGAGAACCGTGCATTGAGGTTTTACTTTAACACGCAACGACCTTTTTATTACGTATCTTTCTGTTTTTTCCTTACCACGACATATTTCTTGTATCCGTATTCGCTTGGTCTCTGGATTATATAAGTCTCATTTAAGTCTCATTTAAGTCTCAAGCTCATGCCTTAAAATAGTTCTTTCTCATTTTCGACATTTCACAATCACTGATACGATTCTTCTGTAAGTAAGTAAAGTACTTATTGTCTTTTAGCATTTGTTCAATAAAGTTTATGGAATACATTCCACATTCAGAGTGACCAAATTGATGCTTCATTGTGTTGACATATATCTTCAAATCTATGTTCATTTTTGAAGCTTGTTTTTTCAGTTTGAACAGATATTTCTCAAGTTCTGGTGGTGGCGCATTCCCAGTCGAGTCAAAGAAATACAACTTATTTTTCTTGAGGTTCATAAACAAAGAAATCCAATGAATCCCTTCGCCCTCGTAAGTGTCTGTGTTTAAGACAGCTCCAACATTATCATATTTTGTTGTCAACTTTTTGAAAGAAAAATTGCAAAGCCCCGCAAATTCACACTTTCCTAATAGATTTTCCTTATCAAAATCAATGGTCTGCGGAAAGAATACACGAAATCTCTCGTTGCACTTCTCGTGGGTCTTCAACGCTTTGTAGATTTCCTCATCACTTAGCCATTCATTTTCACTGAACCATTTGGCATGTCTCTTCTGTTTTCTTGTTTTGCATTTTCTAAGTTTTTTGGGAAGACGCCGGGATTTCAGCATCACTATATTAACATTATAAAAAAATTTCAACATATAAACATAACACGCTACAGTTAGTATGGATCAGGATACATTACTATGAGTCAAGATATGAATGAATTCGAAGGATATTCTTTCTACGCAACTACAATACAAGCATCTATCTTCAAAAGTCTTATAGAATCAATCAAGGAAATCCTACCAGACACTACCATTGAAGTTTCAAATGAAAGTATTCGTGTACTTTCGATGGATCCAACACACTCCGCACTCGTACATTTGACTCTTGAATCAGAAAATTTCGAAAAGTTTCATTGTCTACAAAATCAAATTCTTGGTGTTAATATGGTAAACTTCTTCAAACTCATTAAGATAATCTCCACAAAAGATATCTTAACCCTGTTCGTAAAAAGCTCGGATCTTAATCATCTAGGAATACGGATCGAAAATCCAACTAAAAATACATCAACAACGTTCAAACTCAATCTTATGGATCTCGATAATAGTCTCATGCGTATTCCGCCCGCTAAATTTAAGAACATAATTACAATGAAGTCAACAGATTTCCAGAAAACTTGTCGAGACATGCTTAACATCTCGGACGAAATTGAGATCAAAACCGTCGATAAAACCATGGTACTTACGTGCCGAGGAACGTTTGCGGATCAAAAAACAGTAATCGGGGAGTCCACTACGAATGGTTTTCAGTTCTCTGTAACAGAAGAAGGAGATGATGAAGATAAAATTGTTCAAGGTATATTCAATCTCAAATATCTCACTTTATTTGCGAAATGTTCTTCTCTTTCTCCAAGTATCAATATTTTCCTGAAGAATAATTATCCAATTATCCTCGGTTATCGTGTAGGAAGTCTTGGATCACTTAAGATGTGCCTTGCTCCAAAGAATCAATCGTGAAAATCTTAACCTGTCATCTTAACCTGTATGATTTTCTTGAAAATGGTTGAAAAGACTTACTGGAAACATATAAAAGTAAAATATGTGATAATAGTAAAGATGGATGTAAAACTTCTTCGAAAAACCAAAACGAAGCTTAAGAAAGCTAAATATGAGATTCTCTTGAAGGTCGTAGACAAGCCTTCAACAAATGTCATTTTCACATCGATTTCGAATCCGAAAGAATTCTTCGATCGATTAAAAATATATGATGCTGTGAATACGAAATCTATTAACGAAACACTTAATGTTGATTCAATTGTGCTATTTATCATTCAAGCCATCCGCTCGAATAATTTATCAGATTTACCCGCATCTAAAGAATTCATCAATCATGCTGATATGTTTTACACGGATTTCTTCAATCTCTCGAAACTTGGCGAAAAATCTAAGAAAATATTTTCTCAGAAGATCTCTCAAATAAAAGAGAAAATTATTGAAAAGTCTGATATAAGTCTGATTGAAATCATCCAGGAACCAGAACAATTCACTAAAAAAGTAGATGAATATGCTAGCACGAATAAAGGCAATAAAGGTCAAGATACATTAAGTTTACACTGGAAAGATTCATCATACAGTCCAATTATGGCACTTTTCAATCATAATCAACAGTTTCAAAGAAGAAACATAAAACTTTACAATCGATGGAATGCCGAATACGAAAAAGTGAGGAAAGTAATAACCGACAAGTACGATCAAAATAAGCCTCAGACCGAAAGTCAGGATATCAAAATAACCTACGAAGATGCTGTGAAAATTAGAGACGCTCTGGAAGACGGCTCAGATATCAAGTTACTATTGACACTTTTAACTGATATGGCACCACTTCGTAGTGATTACGGCAATGTCAAATTGATCAAGTCTAAATCCGTTCCAAATAAATTCATTGATGAGAACTATATTCATAACGATGTGTTATATTTGAACAAATACAAGACGTCTGGAAAATATGGCCAGCTTGAAATTCCATTGAGTAAGATGGTTCTTTATCAACTCCGCTTATCGCTCAAAAAGAAACCACGTGCTTATTTGTTTTCTACGAGCGATAATAAGGCATACGTGGAGAAGTATCCAACATATTTTGAAAAGGAGTTCAACAAGTGGGCTAATTCGAATGTTCGTGCAGTTTTCAAGAATCCTAATATATCATTGACTTACTTCAGACATATTTTCATAAGTAGACCAGATCTAGGATTACTTACAAAAACAAATGCTGAAAAGAAGAAGATTGCAATCTTAATGGGACATTCGTTGACCCAGCAATCGAAATATTTATGGATCGAAGAAGACAAGGATTAGCTAGTTTTCTAATCTTTCTTCACACCAGTAAGAACGTCCTCGTATTTCTTAACAGTCTTTGTGATGATCTTGATGAGAGTCTTGAAGACTTTGCCTTCCTTTGATTCACCGACGAACGGAATATCGATAGCTTCGTTAAGCTCTTCAACAAGTGTTTCCTGGAATTCTTTTTTATCAAGGAGCTCGATAAGAAATTTCATGAGTAGTTCGCGTGACTCTTCCATTGTGTTGGTTTATAGTATTTACACATGTAAAAAAAATCAAAAAAAATCGCACGAGATCAAAATCGAACTAGATCAAAGACAAAGAATAAAATCAAAAGAAATCCAACAAACATGCAACTTTATCCGCAATCAAATACGATAGTAAAGGTGGAACCGCATTTCCGATATATTTGTAAGGTGAACTCATTGACTTTTCGGTAAATTTGAATGTTGGTGAAAAAGTTTGTATCAAACCGGCTTCACGCACAGTCAACCGGCGTTTGTCGTTACGAAACTCGATGTTACCGTGATGTTCGGCTCTCATCGTCGGCCCAGGACCCTCCAAATCAACAATAGATTGCCCTTGACCTTTCACAAGTTTCTTAGCCTTCGAAAACAATTGCTGTGAAATATCAACGCTGACTTCCGGGTTTTCAAGGTGATTAAAATAATGTTTCAGTTTACAACTGCGTCTGTTTTTTGTGAGCACATTCCAATTTTCAGGCAAATTTCCAGTGTGATCATTGCGAATCCCCATTATAATAACCCGCTGTCTTGTCTGTGCGATTCCATATTCACAGCAGTCAACAAGTTGATACTGTACTTTATAGCCTAAATTCGCAAAATCATTACAAATCGTCTCTATTGCTCCTTCAATTGACAACAGACCTCTTACATTTTCAGCCACAAAAATCTTTGGCCTCTTGCGTCTTACAACTTCCACAAAACACTTATACAAATTACCTACGTTATTTTCAGAATTTGCCGGCGATTTCAAGTCGTGTGATTTGTCCGAATTGAAACCTAGTCTTTTACCAGCATTGCTGAAAGGCTGGCAAGGAAAGCCTCCAATGATGACATCGCAATCGGGAAACTCAAAATCTTCATCACGAATCAAATCATATATTGAACGCTTATTGAAGTTACTACATTTCATGTTGTTCCATTCGAGAATTTTATCAACATTCAAAATATCATTTTGAAATACAGTTTCATAATCATGTTTTCTTAGGATTACAAATCCGTCCACTTTGCTTTCTAGATTGATGAACGCGTCATCAACGGCTTCTCTGGGAACCTCTACAACACCTCCAAAACCTGAATCGAATCCACCTATCCCTGTAAACAAAGATATAAGTTTGGGAGTCATTATATGATACAATATGAAAAAATGATCGAAAAAATAACTTAAACACAATTTGTGATGTGAATAAGAATACGATGATTCTAAACAATATTGCAACGATTCTCTTCTTTAAGGTGTATGTTGTGCTCTATGTGTATTTATCGGGAATCATTGTCGTTTATTGTTTGAAGAGTTAACTTTGAGACCACAAGACCACAAGACCACAAGACCAAAGGTTTTTTTATAAATTCTTAATAATCAAGCTTACATCACATGAAGGATCTATTTTTCTAGCGAAAACGCAGCCGGATTTCTTGAATTTCTCAATATCTTTCTTGTCAACTTCAAAAAAGGTTTTCGGATGCCAGAATCGCCGCCCATCTTTGATGTGCTTTGTGATTTTCGTTTTGAGTCTCAATTTATCTTCATCTTTTTCGGAAGAATCAAAAGCTTTCCACAATTTCTCATAATCCTTTTTCCACTTAGTTTGTTCCTTTAAATTCCAATCGACATACGTGATTGGTCTGTTCAAGAGACTATTTTTTACATTTCTTTTCAAAATTGACAGAATATGTTCGTCTCCACCGCGAATATGATTCATCGCTAAAAACGCAGAGCGATTCGATAAGAGAATTTTTGCGTCTGCTTTACATAATGCAAACCATCCGGAATGCTTAAAAAAGTGTTTCTGTAAAATTCCTACTTTTTCAAAACGTATGTTGTTAGGCTTTCCATCCAAGTTACTCTTTTTGAAATATCGTTTCGAGTCTTCATCTGGTCGAGGCATATCCACGAACGTTTTACCTGGAGACTTTATCAATTGTTCGTAAGCATCTTCACCCGACATAATAGGAACACACGAATCAGACAGATAAACGAAACGAATTGCGTTTTTTGATTCCTTATATGCGGTTTCGAGTAAAATATGATACGCATTTATCAGATGGCCCCATTCCGTGCGAACGTTTTTGACAATATTTTTCTTTAGAAACGGAGAAGTTTTCGAATTCCGTTCAGAAGTATGTGTAAACACGTCAAACTTATCTTCGTTTCCTTTGAAAAACTTATCCCAAATCTTTGGCTGCGCATGCTTGTTTTTTGTTAGGAACATCAAAGCAACCTTTGGCTTGTCATTCATACTTATATTTATATTACATTTTTTTCCAAACGTTTGATTGATTGAAATGGAATGCAATGAAAAATCGTTAAAACAGTGTCTTTTTTAACAAAAATGACCATAAAATAATAAAAATGGTTGAAAAATGACCTTAAAACTATATATGTGTATTTAGCGACAAGAGGTCCCTAAGGGGTGCGTCGCTATATAGATGAAATTGATGCATTGCTGGAAAGCCAGATTGCATAAGAGAGCTAGCTAGAAGACGTGTATGTCAGAGGATTTACCCGACCACGTCAGAAACGCAGGTGCAAACAAGGTTTGATGTGAAAATTGATCACAGGTGCTAATATAGATCAAATATGAAGATAGAAAAATTCATAGTGTTGATAGGTTAGGATGTGAAGTATAAATCACAGTGCAACAAGGTTTGGGTGCGTTGAGTAGAGAAACGTAGTGCCACAGGAGGTGGGTGCGTTGAGTAGAGAAACGTAGTGCCACAGGAGGTGGGTGCGTTGAGTAGAGAAACGTAGTGCCACAGGGTGGAACGTCTCAAGTAATTATTTTTTTATATTTTCCAAACGTTTGATCGATTTGTCGAGCCAATTTGGTTTGTCATCGACTCCTTTCCAAAATTTTACAAAGAATTTGATTCTGTCATGATCAACAGATGGCATAACATTTGAAATACCCTTGGCTTCGATTAAATCGATTATCTTGTCAAGAACTATTTGCCATTCACGTGGGGCATTCTTAGAAAAAGATGAAGCAGTCCTATATGTTACATATGTTTTATAGGGATCATTTGAACCCGGGAGTTCGGTCGGAAATACCCACCAAGCCCAATGTGTTTCTTTACGGCCATATTTGTCAAGTTCTTTCAAAACCTCCTTCAGTTCTTTTTTTTGAACGTTTATCAAATTAGAGACATTCTCTTCCAGGTCTCTCTTTTTCCAAAAACTAACAAACCCATCAATCGCCTTGTTGAAGCCAGCAGATTTCAATATGGATGCGATTTTCTCGTAATCACATTTCTCGGGAACGTCGGATTCATACATCACATTTTTAAGCTGTTTTTCAACAAATTCTTTATTTTCTTCAAAGAAATCACATAAACATCCTTCACAGTCAGCAACGAGTGTGTCAAATTTCAAATCGTATTTCTTTTCTATTTCATCAATCGTATATGTTTTAACCGAATCTTTCTTAAGTTTCACTTCAACTGTTTGTGATGCATACCCATCTTGCGCTAGACTTAGTAATTTTTCAGAAATAACTCCATTCAATATCCTGAATTTCGCTTTGTGTGTTTTTTTGTTTGTTCTAAGTGCTGTCAATACCGTTTTATCAGGTTCTAAAACAACGTGATTCCGTGGATTTTCAAGTTTGTTGTTTATAACACTTGAAACGACACCGTATCTCGCTCCAAGTTCTAATACAGTGTTACTTGGTTCGATAAAGTCGTTTGCTGTATATTGCTCTTCACGCTCCTCTTTAACACTGACAGGATCACCAGTTTCGTTCACGTAAAGTATGCTATCGAGTTCCGGTAGTTTTAGATGTTTTCGCTTTGGATATAAAATATTCCTTTTCTTCCAATCAGAATTCCATATACTAGTTACGTGTCCTTTGTGATGTCCTTTGTTATTTCTCATCGTCTTCTTCTTTTTGTTTTTATGGCGTTTCCGTGTTTTGTTAAGTTTGTACTTCTTATCATACATAACTATTACTATGAATGGATATAAAATTTTCATTTTCATATAAAGATAAGCTGTCTAGATATCATTTGATATATTAATCTTTAAACATATAAAAGTATCTCGACATGTAGTAATAATAATAACATAGAAGCCAATGGAAGCAGATACAAAGAAAGCACAAAAAGCCCGCTTTATAAAAAGAAAGCAAGCAAATGCTGGAAAAAGAGAATATGTTGTTAAAACCAGTCTTGCTGGTAAAATCAAAGAACCTTTTCTTCGTGAAGAGATTGACAAGTGGGTATTGACTGTATCTAAGATTACCAACAAAGGCAGTCTTGTTTTGAACCGCACTCTTATCAGCTGTTTGAGTAAAGGAATTGAACTACCAGACTTAACAAGTCAAACATTTTACTATAATTGTATGACGATTGGTATCAACAAAAGAAAGTTCAAAGATGTGAATAAGGCTCTCGAAGAAACTTGGAATACAGTGTTCAATGACCTACCTAAAATAGAAAGGAACATTGGTGATACACAGGCTGTTTTATATGCGTCAAAGACATATGCTACGAATTTTAAGAACAGTCTCATATATAACTTTGATTCACGACAAAAGAAGTTTCTACGACAAAAGATTATTGAACTGGGACTAGACAGAGAAGCAATTCATCCAATTCGTTGTGCTATTAACGGATTTGGGTGTCGCAAGGAAGTTCCTGAAAAAGCAAAAGAATTTGTAGCAGAACAAAGAAAGTTTCTTGGAGCACCAGAGAAAGGTATCACTTTTACTTGGCTTGGAACTCATATGGATACGGTCGTTAAATACTATTGGGATATTTTGAAGTACATGGAACAATACGAAGACACCAAGCGTTTCAATATTGCTCCTATTAGTCGCATCAAAAGACACTTCCTTACTATTGACACTGAAGTTCTCTATTGTCTAATGAGTAATGTGAGCCTTATCGATAAAAAAGTCAAACGGGATGATTTCAGTGCTCTTAAAGACGAACATTTTGGAAGCGTGTTTAATTTGAAGGGTCTTACGAATGGTGTATTTAGTCATATGATTGAAACTGATGGTGTCAGTGTATGTATCCATTTTAAGAAACCAAAGTTTGAATCAAAGGCTGGAAAGAGGAATATGAGCAGAGCAGAGCGAGTTATAGGCATTGACCCTGGAAGAACCAACCTTATCTATGGTGTGGAAAAGTTGGAAGACGGTTCTGTAAAGAACTATAAACTGACCCGAAACCAATATTATAATAGTTGTGGAATGAAGGTCTCCAAGAAAAAGG